TTGATATTACTAATGGCCGTGTTCTGGACGTCATTGAAAAGCCAGGAACTGTTTTTGATTTACCTTTTAAATCATATCCTTTACGTAATTGCACATCTTCATCAACATACCCATCTTGTTTATATGAATAATATAAATTTGAATATTCAAGATCTATAAGCTTCTCCAACACAGAGATGCCAATTCCCACATTTTCCACCACTAATAGACAGGTACCGTATTCTTTTCCGGCCTGCATGAGAATGTTGGCGTACATATCTAGACTTGGCTTGCCCTGATACTCTACAACAACTTCCATTGTTTCTAATTTTATAATATGAAACACAGAATAGTCTGCGCCATCGCCTCTTGCGACGTCTGCTACCAACAAATAAGAGCATTGTGGGTCATATTCTTCCCAAATCCACATGTTTCTGTCGAATCCCGTCCTGTATTTGGGGTCGCAGACTAAACCCTCGATCCAATTGATATCATCCGGATGAATAACGCTCTCTCCCGATGTATTAAAATTACACTCAAGCTCTTGAGCTATCTCTCTGCGAGACATATTCCTTGTTTCTTTCTCAAACCACGCCTGATCTCTGTCGGGATGGACGTCCCAGTTCAACACAACGGGGTGAAAATCATTCGAACCCTCGGCTGCCTCACTATATGTCTTATGGAACCAATTTCCGACGCCATTTGGGGTCGAGAGAGCGATCACGCGGCCGCCAGTTGAAATTGTAGGATACAATCCTGCCCATAATTCGTCTAAACTCTCAACGTGGGCGGCCTCGTCTATTACTAAAAGAGAAAGTGCCTCGGAACGACCTGCATCACCAGAAGTTGAAGCTGCCTGAATTTGTGATCCGTTGGATAATTCAAAAGAAGCCCTATTATCGATCGATATATTAGCAATAAGAAGAAAGTCTGGCACATTTTTCATAATTGCCTTTACTTTCTTGACAAGATTGGCCGCTGTTTTAAATTTTGTGGCCATAACAAGGATGTTTTTGTCCCTGTGGAATAGCATCAGCCAAACAATATAACCAGCAGCGATAGTTGAGATGCCCAACTGTCGTGCCTTGAGGATTACATTAAAGCGGTAATCATTAAAATCTGTTAGAAGGTCAGCCTGATAATCATAAGTCTTGAATGGAATAAGACCTTTGATCGGATGCGAGATTCTTGCGTAATTATTTACGAAGTAGACCGGGTCTTTTCCACACTTTAGTATTTCAGCTACTATTTCCTTTTTGGAGAGTGTGTATGACATTTTTTATTCTTTGGCGAATCCGCCTTCTTCTAAAAATTTGTGATAATTGATGGCCATTGTGTCGGTCACTGCCTCACCAAGAGTGGTAACCTGCTTCATTCCGCCAATTTTGTACATCTTGTGTGCTGTCACGAACGTTCTAACCCTAGAGGTGTTCTGAACTAGACATTGCGCCTCACCTTGCGGTGTGATTGAGAGGGATTTTCCAGTAATAACCCGATATTCCTTTTTTAAGAAGTCGGCGATCTGTTGGAGTTTGCGCTCACATTCTTCTTCAAAGCCAACTGCGTAAACAGATGACAGGGAAACGTTTGCTTCGTAGTTAATTTGGAGCATATCTCCAACAATCTTAACTCCAAAGCCGTCGGAAACTCGACTATCAACAATTGGACAG